AAGAACGCGCCGCGGAACGCTTTAACCTTAACCCAAAAACGGACTTAATCTACTTCCGGACACTCCATTCTCTCGCCCTAACAATGACAGACATCAGGCACGAGCAAGTGATGAAAGAGGCGCACTTCAGGGAACTAAGCCGGTCAATAGGGGTCACGCTCGGAGGCTTAAAAGCCGGAAGCTTCGATGATGATATACCGTCCATGGTCGCCAGTAACGATCCAATCCTTGGACTAATAAACCTAGCCCGTTTGAGAAAGGTGCCGCTCAGAGAACAGTACAACGCCAGCAACATTGAACCCGATTGGAACACGGTTAATTATGTGGACAAATGTCTCCGAAACTATAAAGAAAGCATGGGCCTTTATGACTTCACCGACATGCTGGCGGAGTTCGTTAAAGGCTCCGACCAGTTCTGCCCTGACTTCGACCTGTGCTTCCTCGACGAAGCACAAGATTTAAGCCCGCTGCAATGGGAACTGGCTCACGCTATTGATGACCACTCCAAGCGGATGTACTGCGCCGGGGACGACGACCAAGCAATCTATCGATGGGCGGGGGCTGATGTGGATCACTTCATTAACCTACCGGGCGGCTCGGAAACCTTGTCTCAGTCCTACCGAATCCCTAAACTGGTCCACAACCTCGCAGAGAATGTCGTGCATCGTATCGACCGTCGATTCCCCAAGAGCTATAAGCCAAAAGAAGAACCGGGTAACGTAACACGGATCAACAGCATCTCTGCACTAGACATGGCCGAAGGATCATGGCTAATATTAGCGCAAGCCGGATACCACCTACAGCCCGTTGCCAGTGAACTGAAATCGAGCGGCCACCTGTTCAACTACCGCGGCCATCGGAGCATTAGCGAAAAGCTGTCCGAATCGGTCAACGGCTGGGAACAAATGCGCAAAGGAAAAGAGATCACCGGGGAAGTAGCCCGAAAAATATACAGCTTTATGTCCACCGGAACCCGAGTGTCCCGAGGCTATAAAAAGCTTACTGGCGTAAATGATCATGACCTTGTCACCATGGGAACCCTAGTCGATAGCTTCGGCCTTAAAGCCGATAAAACGATGATCTGGTCCGAAGCCATGGATAAACTGCCCGAAGGCGACAGAGCCTATATCACGGCACTGCTGCGACGAGGCGAGAAGTTTAACGGCATACCCCGTATTACAGTGTCCACGATCCACGGGTCAAAAGGCGGTGAAGCGGATAACGTTATACTGTTCACGGACCTGAGCCCCGCCGCAGATAACGAAATGAGAATTAACCCTGATGATATGCACCGTGTGTTTTACGTGGGCTTAACGCGCACGAAACAAAACTTGTTTATCGTCGATGCTGAAGACGTAACGAGGAGCTACGAGCTATGAAAAACCGGAAAAAGACGACGTGGAAAGAGTGGGTAACCAAGGCGTCTAAAGAAATGGAAAAAGACCCCATGCTGAAAAAGTCTAACGAGGTACTTAAAGACTCGGGGCTCTCGGAACTAACTGAGGTACTTAAAGACGAGGGACTTAGCTTCCATTGGGACAAAGAAGAGCAAGACTACGTGGCGACTGGTCACATTCACAAGAAAGTACATTAACAGGAGCAGACCATGCTAAAAGCAGACGGGTTTGATGAAGCCCTAATGGGCGTCGTCCAACGATACGGACAAGAAGGGGTCCTTCTGTACGACACCGACAAGATTCTTAAAATATTAGTCCACAGAGACGATATGACTTATACAGAAGCAGTGGATTTTTTCGATTTTAACATCCTCGGATCATGGGTCGGGGAGGAAACGCCCGCCTTCTTTTCAAAAGCTAGTTTACAGGACCTAAGAGGCATAAATTGCTTTACGGAAAAAGAAGAGAGTTTGATATGAGTCGTGAAGACAAAATGGTTTCACAGCCCAGCCACTATTCAGACGGAGAGATAGAATGTATCGACGCCATGGCCGCGGCCTTCGGTAGAGACAAAGTTAACGCCTATGCCGAAATAAACGCCTTTAAATATATTTGGCGTATGAACCGAAAAAATAGTCACAGGGCACAGCAAGATAAACAAAAAGCCATCTGGTATCTACGATACTCCATGGACGACGACCCAAGGCTTAAAGAATGAGTTTACAAATGGCAATGTTCCTTGATAAGAACGAATGGGTTCCACCCTTAGAGCTGCCCGATATTACCGGGGCATCTAAGATTGCAATCGATGTGGAAACACGCGACCCGAACCTGAAGGTGAACGGTCCCGGTTGGCCAACAGGTGATGGTGAAGTAGTAGGCTACGCTATCGCAGTCGATGGCTGGTCCTGCTACATACCCATCCGCCACTTTGGCGGCGGTAACCTCGACGAGAAGATCGTCAACCGCTGGCTGAAGAAAGTATTCGAGTGTCCTGCCGACAAAATCATGCACAACGCTCAGTATGACTTGGGCTGGATTCAACACATGGGGTTCACGGTCAACGGACGGATTATCGACACGATGATTATTGCCTCCTTGCTCGACGAAAACCGTTTTAGTTACAGCTTGAACGCGTTGGCTTACGACCTACTCAACAAGACTAAATCAGAGAAGGGCTTAAACGCTGCCGCTCGGGAATTCGGTATCGATCCCAAAGGTGAAATGTGGAAACTCCCCGCTATGTACGTCGGACCATACGCTGAAGCAGACGCGGAGTTGACCCTCGAACTGTGGAACTACTTTGCCATTAAGTTGAGCCAAGAGGACCTGTGGGGCGTCGCTAATCTCGAACTGGATTTGTTGCCATGTCTCGTCGACATGACTATGCGCGGGGTTCGCGTTGACGTCAATCGTGTGGAGCGTACTCGGGACAGCCTCCTGAAACGCGAGCGGGAGGTCTTGAAGGAGTTGAAGCGCGTCGCAGGCTCGGGCGTTGAAATCTGGGCGGCGCAGTCTCTCGCCAAGTCGTTCGACAACCTCGGAATCGAGTATCCAAAGACTGAAAAAGGCGCACCCTCCTTCACTAAATTGTTCCTCCAAGAGAACAGCCACCCGGTTGCGAAGCTCGTCGTCGAGGCTCGGAATCTGAACAAGACCTCCGGGACTTTCATCAATGCCATTATGAAACACTGCCACGCTGATGGCCGAATCCATAGTCATATCAATCAACTCCGTTCTGATGACGGCGGTACCGTATCGGGCCGCATATCAATGCGGAATCCTAACTTGCAACAAATCCCGGCCCGCGATCCTATTTATGGGCCGATGATCCGATCCCTGTTCCTGCCGGAAGAAGGTGAACAATGGGCGGCCATTGACTTCTCGCAACAAGAACCGCGGATCTTGGTCCATTATGCGCATGTGTACGGAAAAACGCGAGGGATACCCTTGGAAGGCGCGTCGGACTTTGTTGAGGCCTATAACAACAAACCGGAAACAGACTTCCATAGTCTAGTTGCCGAGATGGCCAACATTCCCAGAAAGCAGGCCAAGACTATTAACTTGGGCTTAATTTACGGCATGGGTGTTAATAAGATGTCCGACCAGTTGGACATCTCAGTGGACGAAGCGAAAGGGTTGGTGAAGCAGTACCACGCTCGTGTGCCTTTTGTTAAAGGATTGATGACCGGCGTGATGAACCGCCTCAACGATAAGTCGTCCGGTGGTGCACTGCGCTCACTCGAAGGTCGGAAGTGTCGTTTTGATAAATGGGAGCCTGACACGTTCGCCATGAACAAGGCGCTGCCTTACAAGGAAGCGGTGGATGCCTACGGACCAACCACGCGACTGAAGCGGGCCTTTACTTACAAAGCGCTCAACCGACTCATCCAAGCGTCCGCCGCTGACATGACTAAGAGGGCCATGGTCAATCTGTATAAGCTGGGGAAACTGCCGCTGCTGCAAATCCACGATGAACTGGCTATGTCAGTCAAGAATGTTGAAGAAGCGCAAGAAATCGCTAAGACTATGGAAGACGCTATCCCGCTCGAAGTGCCCAACGTCTGCGACGTGGAGCTCGGACCTTCGTGGGGAGAGGCGGAATAAACTTGATATGTATGCAATATTATGGGATATTTCTAATAAAAGAGGAGAACGTTATGGAAAAGAAAGAAATAACTCACTGCATGATTAGGCAAGAAGACATAATTAAAAATATTAATAATATCAAAAACCTGCTCAAAGAAGAGACAGGAATGGAGGTTAACGGTCCGAATGTACTACGCGTTTGTATCAAAGCATGGTACGACCAAAAAAACCGCCACAGTTAAAGACGATTAACTTGAAAACCCTGCACTTGCGGGGCTTGCAATCCTATATATCTTCCTATAATATCGTAGATATATACAGATTCGGTCACAGGAAACATAGATGGACACAACGCGTTGGAAAAGCATCTTAGTACCCCGAGAAGTGTACGAAGAGATTAAAGCTTTGTCTAAAATCGAGGGCCGCACGATTGGTGGACAGTTGCGCCTTGTGTTTGACTGGTATAAAGAAGAACAAAGCGGTAAAAAGCCAAGCGCCGGGTCAGACCCGAAGAAGGCTGGTTGACGCACAAACTCAAACTTCTCCGTAGTTGGTTGGGTGGTTCGGCCCCGAGATCGGTTGCCCCCGGCTCGGGGCATTTTTTTTAACAATTTAACAGAGGTGTTCAATGGACAAGATGCCGTGCAGGATTACAGACGACCCGCACAGTGCTTACGAAAATGAGCATGAACCGCAAGAAGACGAGGATTTTTGGGAGAGGACAGTGGAAGCCGACAAGCGTGTAAGTGAAATTGATTGGAGCTGGGCCGTATCACAAATAGATGCGGTTGTAAATGCTAAAATGACTCAGGTCGAAACGGACGACAGGATCGGACCTGAAGGCAAGCAACGGCGCGTTGCCGAAATTGAAAAAGCATGGCAGAGAATTCTTCTCGGGTGAAGCCCGCCAACAAAATGAGACTGATATGAGAAAGCTTATCACGATTAAAGAAGTTTGCCGGATGGTAAAATGTTCGCCGTCCACCGTGTATTATCGCGTCGAGACGAAGGGATTTCCGAAGCCTAAAAAAATACCGGCTGTCTCGAAGCGCGGCCCGCGGACCGTGAACCGCTGGGATCACTCCGAAGTTACGAAATGGCTGTCCAAAAACGGCCCCGCCGCTGCAAAAAAACCGGCGAAGAAGACTCGCGCAAAGCCGCAGGTCAAGGCAAAACCACAGGTGAAGGCGCAACCGAAAGCACAAAAGGCAGAAGCACCAGCGAAAAAGGACACCAGGCTGGTAATAACGGCAGTTGCGGGCGGTCTGCTTGCGGGAATAGCGGTTTATCTGTTCGGGTGAAGGACCACAGTAAGCGAAAATTGGTGATAAGCCTGTACTCATTGGGGTTCGGGCTTATTTTTTGGGTGCTTGTTGCTCAACTCGGCTCGTTTGCGGCGTTCTTGGTTGGGGCGGCACTGTGAGGGATCGCGGCTCGCGGAACAAATTAAACGCCGTATAGGTATATAGGATTTGAAAAATAAAAATAAAAGTTTTTGTAAATATAGGCGTAACCAGTGTAACCGTGTAACTTTCGTCAATCAGCCCAGTGTATATAAGGGTTCCAGAGGTAACACAAACTGAAAAGTAAAATGTAACGTAACCAGAGTTTATGTAACCTTTCTTAAAGGGCAAAAGTGCGTTAAGCGGGTCTGAACTTTTTTTCTTTTTAAAAATAATTCTGGAGCTGTATATAGACAGGTGGGGTGTTAAGAATATAGACTGCCGCTTAATCACTAGGAAAGACTTATGGCCCGCACAAAAACCACTGGCCCTACCTCAAAATCGATACCGGCTGTCGTTAAGAAGAGGCCGGGGCGTCCACGCTCCACTAAAGCCCAGCCTTTGACCCGGCGCCAAGAACTGTTTGTGAAGGAACTGGTCTCGAAAGACGGCCAGATTACAATGCGAGAGGCTGCGATTAACGCTGGCTATCCTGCTTCCTCCGCACACACTCGGGCCTACGAGCTGACTAATCACCACATCAGCCCGCACGTCGTCTTCGCCATTCAAAATTATCGGCGAGAACTGGACGAGAAATTCGGAGTGACCTACCAAAGGCACCTGCGTGATCTACAAGGGATTCGCGACATGGCTTTAAGCAACGGCGCATATTCGGCTGCCGTTCAAGCTGAATACCGACGCGGGCAGGCCCAAGGCGATATTTATGTCAGCAAATCAGAAATTCGCACAGGTAGCATCGACAGCATGACCAAGGAAGAGGTGATGCTTGCGCTGAAGGAGATTAAACAGAGCTATGCCCCGATTACTATCGACGTTACTCCCACGGGACAGGACAATTCCCAAAACCGCCGTAAAGCGAGAAGCAGACTTGTGGCGCACGATGAAGACGGGGATCGAGAAAAGCCCCCGGAAGATCAAGTGAAC